TTGTATTTAGAGACAAAGGAAAGAAAGTAAATTATTCACATTTGCAGCGTGTGCTGCTCGTCCCAAACGGAACGGAAAACTGTAGGCGACGAAGCGATCGTCGCCAAAGCTGAAACCATCTGTATGGCCTGCTCAGCCGGCATCCCAGTACGAGCATGAACCATATCTCCCAGATGCGCGTGATTAGCCTTGCGCATATAGGGTTGCATCAGCTCGACAAAGCTGGTGAACCGATCACCGAAACACGGATTCTTCGAGTCGACTGCCATCGACAACTTCTCAGTCCGCTTAACCGGGTCTGGCAAGAAAGCAACACGCCTGGCACGCTCGTCAATGTGCACGAAACACGACGTAAAGTACGGAGCATTTGGAATACAGATGGTCTTCGACTGAAAGTTAAAGTACTGAGCCAAAAACTCCGACACCTCGTCCAAGTTCGGCACCGACCTAGACTCGATCAAAGAATCATCGCCTTGAACCATCAAAAACACGACCTCAGCCTTCCGGTACGCCCACGCATTCGACAGCAAGGTGAGAATCCCATTACCACCGGCCGTAGATGCATCGCCAGACTTGCGTTGCATCATAACCTGCATAGCGAACCCAGTAGTCATCGAACGGGCCTTGCACAACAAGTGCCCACCGAACCACTGCTGGATAAACTCGTCGCTGAGCCCCAACTGCTCGTAAACGTAACGCTCAAGAGCCAATGCAAATCGAACCTGCGACTTGTCGTACTGCGAAATGTCACTCTCGACGAAAACGTTTCCTTTGCCCCACTCATGCACACCAGCCACAAACTCTTGCATCTTCTCGGTGTTCTTCCTCAAATTGAGGAAGACATTGGCACCCAGAAGACTCTCGAAACGACGATACAATACGCCCAGCACGGAACTAGTCGCCGCAATAAGATAAGACGAGTGATGAACAATCGTCTGACCCGGCGGAAGCTGCGTGAGCGGTTTGTCGCTAAGCGTCGGTTTCTGATCCGCCTTGATCATGAACGAGTACTCGCTCAAATCCATCTCACTGAAACCTTGGTAAGTGCGAGACACCTCCGCGATCGCCGACTTGATCTTCGTCTCCTTCGCAGTCTTCGCCCAAGCAGCCAACCCTTCTTGACTCATACTCAAAGGATCACGCTGAAACTGCCTAAGCAACTCTCGCGCACCCGGAGTTCCACGCGCCGGATCAGCGGGTTTCCCGTACCTCTCCAAAAAGTGATCCCAAACCGCGGGAATGATCTCGTCGTAATCCATCGGCATGGTAATAACTGCCACATCCGTGTTACGATAGACTGCGTCACGCACCTGCGTGCGCAAATTGTCCTGCCGCTTCGCGGTGTTGAGAGCCTTAACCTTACTCAAGTAGAAATACTTCGAAGCGGGAGCCTTATTCTCGAGTGGTAACTTCATGTAGTACGAATTAATACTGAAGTCCTGCGGGTCCAACGAAAGCGAACTATAGTCCGCTTTGAGATCAGTGGCTGCCAACCCAGGTCGCAAGCACCTGTACGCATCGTTAAGAACCCCAG